CCTTATGAAAATGGCAGGTGTAAAGGCCTTGGTCGGCCCGGTTATTCCGCGTCAGCGGAATCTTCTTCGACAGCAATAGGGGCAGGACCGGGAACGGTTTCCCGTGCGACCTTGGCTGCTGTGCGTTCATTGACGCCGACGACAATCAAGCGGGCGGCAGATTTGGCTACGACATGCATGTTGTCGCGGTCGATATCGACGTTGGCGCTTTCACCGGGCGTAATCTCGATCCGGCTGCCATCGTTCTGCGTAAAGCGCACATAATCGGTGCTGATATTGGCAATATTCATTGCTTTAACCTTTGATGTAATATTCGTAAGGAATGGCAATCGACAGGCGGTAGTAGCCTTCGGCTTCAGACCTATCGTCGGTCGTTGCGGAGCCGGGAGCGAAGGTTTGAACGCCCTCGAATTCAGCACCGCGAAACAGGCTGGCAATTTCGTCTAGCCATTCGCGGCCTTGATGGGTCCCGGTGCCGCGTTCGACGGACAGGACGAAGCGAAACGCGCCTTCCTCAAGGAAGAAACCATCGGTTGAGTGCCACTCGGATCGTGACCACGGAAACTGGACCGTCAGGAATGGGCCATGCCCTACCGGAACACCCTCGCCATCATTCTCGACTAGGAAAGGCGCACTATCGAAATTCTCTGTCAGGCGGCGTTCAACGGCTTGGACAACTTGCAGACTAGCCATCAGAACGGCCTCACGATTATTGCCGGTTGGCGATTTTCCTTATCGCCTTCGCCCGGCAGAGTGCGGAAGCTGAAACGGATGCGGGCTAGGTTGCCGAAGCGCTTGTTTGCCGTTACGGCGATGGCCTCGTAAATTCCTTCGGGGGCTTGGTCCGACTGCCCGCGCTCGATCTTGCGGGCATAGGGCTGAAGGTTCACGAAGGCGTATTCCGTGGCCTCCGGGATATTGCCCGGCGTCACCTCGGCATTGTCTGCAAACAGGCGGTGTGAGCGCTGATAGCGGCCTGTCAGGTACGGACTATCGAACAGCAATTGTTCGCCAATCCATTCCAGCACTTCTTGGACAAGATCGAACTCAGCGACGATGACGCCGTCTGGCTTCACTGAGGCAAGCGGCGCACCACGGCGGCCGTCGACCGTCACTTCGTAAGGGCTATCGCTGCCTGTGACCGTGCGGTTGTGTTTGCGGATGTCCGCGATACCTTCCTCTGCGAACTTCGCGAGGCGGGCTGATTTGGCCTTCGGGTCTTTCAAGTCGGAAACGAAAACCTCAATCGCCCGTGAGAACGGTGAGAGTTTCGCCATCACGCCCCCGATGCGATGCCGTCTATCGCCAGAAGCGTTTCGCCGTCGCGGTGGGTTTGGTCGTCCGGTCTGGCCGGGAAAACCAGCGTTACACCGTCCACGATCACACGGTCATTCGCGCGCAGCGGCAGGAAGGTTTCCGGCACGTCTTCAGCGAGGATAAGCACCTTCCGCTGTCCTACCTGTATGCCGCCCGTTATCTCTTCCGGCGCGAAGCCCCGGATTCTGGCTCTCACGTTTTGAACCTCGATTGCCGGATTGTTCGTTACATTCCTGCGAAGCGTTACGCGCCGACTGCCCATTTCGAAAAGCCGGGCATACTGTGCAGCGCGGCTCATGCCAGCACCGGACGAATCCAGCGGGCCAGAAGGGCACGCACGGTTGCATCTACTGCGGCAGTCGCACGATCCGGGCTGTCGTATTGTTCCCGAAAAGCGCCATCGACTTCGAAGCTGCGTAGCTGGCCTTGCGCGGAAGACCGTTGGTAGAGGCTGCCTGCCTGTATGATGATCCCGAACTTCACGCTCGTTGGAACTTCATCATCCTCAAAAGACCTGTTGAGCGCGCCATTCGGCCCGATCAGCATGTCAGTTGCGGCTTGCAGCATCATCGTGACAGTCGCGTCAGATGCACCGGCAAGGATATCGGAAGCGGCCTTAGCTTCAGCGGCTGTTACGGGTGAATCCATTACGATCCCCTCCCGTCACGGCCACGCTTGGCGGCGAGCTTCCACGCGGCAGTTCCTGGCTTGTCGGTCGTGTCTTCCAACGCGACGAAAAGGGAGCCGTTGTGCGTTACGGTGTCATGCGCTTTGAACTCGCCTTCTGCCCAAACACCGCGATAGACCATGGTCGGCAGGGTCAGGGACGCGGCAGCTTTGCGCTCGGCATCCTCAAACGAGAATTCGAGCGTGCGACCGTCATCGCCAAGCGAGACATCGAATGCGGTCAGGTCAAACCCGTCCTTGCCGTCGATACCATCCTTGCCGGGCTCGCCTTCCTTGCAGACGACGCCTAGGTTCTTCTCAGTGCCATTCGAATAGGTCAGCACCAAAGCGCCGTCCCGGTCGATATGTGCGCTTGCAACACTGTTGCGCTCAGCAAGCGCCTTCTCAAGCTCGGCAATGCGCGCCTGCATAGGGGCTAGGGAATTCTGTACGGCTTCGACCACCGCTTGCCCGAAGGCTTCACCATCAAACATGCGCAAGCCCCTTCGTAATTACTGCGAGGGCCTTCGCGGCTTGCAAGTCGGCCTCATTGTCGTTCTCTGGTTGCGGTGCCGGGGTCGGTTCGGGCTTAGCGAATGGGTCGTCAGAGTCGCGCTTCGCCAGCGCTTCAAGGCTGAAGTTCTGCTGCTGGATCATCGGGCTATCGCCACCGGAAACCGGTTTCAGATTAAGCCTGCGGCGGGCCTCATTCGGGCTGAAGATGCCAGCGCTGACGCCTTCCTTAAGCGTCTTCACAAGGGACTCTTCGTCCAGCCGGATCAGGTCATCGAGTGCGAATTCGCAGTGATATGGCTTTGGAAGGGAAAGCCCTTCATCTAGCGTATCTTCAATCGCGTTTATCAGCGGCTGAAGGCACTGGCTGTAATATTGCTGCGAAAGTGCAGCGATGTTGTTGTATGTCGGCGCATTCTCGACGCCTACGAGGTAGGCGGGAACACCCATCACCGAACAGATGGTTGTGGCGTTCCATTTCAGTTGCGCGATTAGCTCGCTATCAACCGCATTCGTTGCCAGCGGCGTATAGGTCAGGCCGTCGCCTACGACTGCAATCTTGCCGGAATTGGTGCCGGAGAAATTCGCTTCCCAATAGGTTTTAAGCTCTTTGGCGGTGTCTTCGCTGATTGCCTGCGGAGCCGTAAGAATTCCGCCCGGACGCGCACCGTTGCCCCAAAACTTGGCGGCACTGTTTGCAATCTCTAGGCCGTTGTGAGCGGCAAGGCCATTTGCCGAGATTGGCGAAAGGCCAATAAGCGGATGGTGTAGACAGTTCCAGCGGTCATGGATGATTTCCGAGGCAGGGACCACAAGGCCATGCTCATCAACCGTTCCTAGATCGTCGTGGCGCAGATCATAATAGATATCGCCCAATTCAGTAATCAGCGGCGTGACGCGGGTAGGGTCGAGTACGTATAGCGCTGTCACCACGTTGCGGGCGTCACGGCGCTTCAGAATGTAGGTGTTGCCGCTCTTCAGCTTCGAATGTACCCACGCCTCTATGAATTGCTGGCGTGTCTGGAAGCGGTTTGGCTTACGCAAGACCGGGGAGAAAGAAGCGTTTTCGGCTTCAATCCAAATTCCGTTTTCGTCAACGCTCGATAGGTGCAAACCCATCTTGCCGATGTCGCTGGCAATCAGATTGATGCAGCGGAAAAGCGTAGGATTGGAAAGAACGCTGTCGATTGTGTACTCGACGTTGCGCTGCCATGCGCCAGTGAAGGCCTCGCGGACTATTCCGCCCGTACCGCCACTTTGAACAATGGGGCGGGCAGTGGGGCGAAATGCTTTGGTTACCCGCTCCAAAAAGTTCATTCGTCTTCGTCCTTTGCACGCTTGCGGCGCGGCTTTTGCTTGGCCGGTTTGTCCGGTGAAATCTCTTTGGTTGCGTATTGCGCGCGGCCAACTGCAATCAGGGCGCGTCCATGATGATCAGGGGCTTCAAATTCGTCGCCTGCGGTCAGCATGCGGTTCGCGTAGCGGAACCTCGAAAGGGCTTTAAACATGGGGTGCCTCCCATAGAGGGAAGGGAGGGCGACCGAAGCCGCCCCCGTATGAATTACTCGCCAATCGCGCCGTAGTTTGCGCCGGTGATGACGGCTACTGCGTTGTTGCGGCGCTTGCCCCAGTTGATGAAGCGCTCTGCACGAATGCCAAGAAGGTTGTTCTGCCAGAGGTTGACCAAAACTGGCTCAGCTTCGTTTTCGGGGTCGCTCGACATATTGATCGTAGCTTCCGAAGAGCTATCAACAACGATGCCTTCCTCTGCGAGCAGCACTTCGTTCGTCTTTACGAGAACGATGCGGCCCTGCGTAACAGGCGCTTCCGAAACGACAACCGGGAGACCGAACAGCGTTCCGCCGTTCATCGTGAGGCCGGGGAATTCCGCATTGCCAAGGGCATTCTGGAACATCGAAATAGCAAGTGCCTGCGTGGCGCTCATTACCCAATATGCACCGGCAACGCTCTGGTTGGCCGCGAGGAACGAAGCGGACACCGCCTGCACGTCGCGCTTAAGGTCGTCCGCGCTGGTGCCAGAAGC